CAGCAAACAATCCTCGTTCCGGCTCTAATGAAACAACTTTTACAGTGCTCGAACGAGATTTATGAATTGTATCTCTTGCTTCAGATGATAATGAATTAGAGATGTTATCGAATGAGTTTATTTCTGTGAGTGCTGGCATTTTTGCATCATATTGAACTTTATGCATCGTATATAAACCAACTCCTGCACCAGTAAGCATAGAAAAAAGTATTAACACTATATATTTAAACATTTTCTTCAAGGCCGTTTACTCCTTTAAACTTGCTTTTGATAACTTAAAAATACTGGCACCTCTTTTTTGCCGGCTTTCTTGGCAAACCAAACGATGTCTTCGTTTCCGGTGATCCTAATTCTTCCATTCATGCCAATGGCCACGTATACCGGCGCATCGGTGCCATCCTTAATAAACTCTTGGTATGCTGTCATTTTATCATCAAAGACATTCTTGGGCGCTCTAAACTCACGCGAAACGTAAGGCCATAACTCCTCTACGGGCATCATAATGTGATAACGCATATCATTTGTATTCATTGGGGAATCATATACTTGCACTCCCCCGTCCATCCAATCTTGTGCTACGCTTTTAAGTGATACTCTGGGGGTTGGTATCTCTTGTGATTGCGGAGGCATCGAGGGTGCAGTTCCATATGTTCCAGATTCTCTTATCACCTCCCCAGATGTTCTTTCAGCTTTCTCAGGCTTAGTCCAATCTTCAATTTCCATAGCTGGAAATTTTCTTAAAGCAGGAATCAACTCGAATCGAATAAACGTATCTCTCGCGATGACACCCAACTGTTCATATTTAAGCTCTAGCACAACTCGATAAGCGTCAGCCACTCTGCGTTTACGAATAGTTTTAACGGTTGTAACGTGCTTGATGCCGCGAATTTCGTTTTTAAGATCATCAATCTCTCGTCCCTCTAGTTTACGAACTAATAACTGAATCTGCATTTTATATAATCTCAGATCAAATATTTCATTAATCATATTATCGACTTTTAAAATCTGTTCTTCCATCGGGCGATCACCACCTCTCGCTGCCTTGCGCGCTTTCGCTACATCTTTTGCTCGCTTGTAGGCATCGCCAGGCTTGTCTTCTTCCTCGTCATCTTCCTGGGCACCACGGCGCCACACATCGGCGTGTGGATCCGGTTCGTCCTCGTCCGCGATTCCGCGTTGCAGCGCAGGATGGTCTTGCTGGGCAATCCTCATCGGTGGGCCGGCAGATGCTCTGACGATACGCATAAACTCTTCTCTATCGCCAGCAACCAAAGCATCCATCGCAGCAGACCGATCTTCGTCGTTTAGTGCTGCTAACATATCTGCTCTGTTTCTGGCAGGGATTGATCGGATCGGATCGGGTTCTTCTGATGCTGCTGCGGCTCTGCGGCGAGTACCAAGGGGATCGTTCCATCCTTCTTCTGAGTCTGCTAGTTCTGCCTCGCGTGCTCTCAGTGCTCTCTCATAATACCCTACATCCTGACCGGGATCTCCCTGGTCTCCTGCTTCATCAGCGAACCGCTCTAGATCGGGGATCTCAGTTATAACTAACTTCCAGTCCGCATCAGACCATCCGGCTGGACGGACAGGCCAGCCTCCCAGAAAGCCGTGCTCCTTGCGGAACAGCCAAGCCAAGACTTTTGCGCGTTCTTTTTGTTCATCACTTAGCCCAGCTTGATCAGAATCAGGATGGTGCGTTGCCCACGAATAACCTCTCCAAACGCTTGGAGGGGCACCAAACCCTTCGCCTCTCATCTTTGACTGTACAAAGTTGTTCCAGTTAAGAGGAAGATCCGACATAGCACTCCACGAGTTCCGTGCATGCATCCCGCCACTTATTAGTGGGCGCATATAGGAATCAATCAAAGTATACTTCTCCACTTTGCTCATCTCGCCCCAGTTATCACGCCCCCACATTGCGAGTAGTATCGCCTGTTCAGCATCGGTGTTCCCTGTATCGGCCTGAGCTTCAAACTTACTGCGGATTCGTTCATACATCTGCTGGAATGTAGTACCATCTTCCATCCTTTGATTACGTTCTTTGACGCGCTCTAGGTATTCGCTCATGAATACTTTAAAGTTGTCTCGAATACCTTTAACAAGCTCATCGGGATATTGATCAATATATTTCATAAACGCTAGCGCGCCTTCGATTTCTTCTTTAGACTCCTTGGATTTAATATCAATCTTTAAATACATCTCAACAGCGCTGGGCTTATTCTCACCTTGGCTAGCCAACCTAAACCTTAGTTGAGCGTTCTTTGAAAACTTAATACCCTCGAATGTAGGACGAGAATATTTATCTCCAAAGCCAAGCTCCAGTTGGTTCTGAGCATATCCGTTTGCTTGTTCTTCTAAGTCTGATAAGACAACATCAAGACGCTCCATAAAACCAGATCCAGGCCATACTTGACCAGGACCGCTGAAGCCTTGTCCTCCACCGACGCGACCGTCATCTTTAAAAATCTTCTCCAAAGCATAAGCAGTGTCGCCAATCTCTTTGGGGAACATAACACCTAGGGGAACAATGTTTTTACCTTGTGGCTCGAAGTAAAAAGTAACCTCGCCTTCGTATTCGTCTTCATCGAGTCCATATCCGCGCCAGTTTTCTAACTCTTCGTTGGATTCTTTAACATCATCAAACAATGCGTCCCAGTCATTAGGAGGCAAGTAACCTTCCTCTACTAACTCTCGACGGGTTTTCTCATATATCTCATCATATTTATCATCGACATCCTCTATAAGATAGTCAACAAAGTTATCGAAATCATCTACGTCGCCACAGTCATCACAACTAAAACGCATATGTACGCGCAACTCGAATCCCGAATCCGACGCCGGTTCAACATTCCACTCAGTATCGTCAGAACCGATAGTAACGTGTTTTTCGAGAACATTCGTCAATGCTCTTCTAGATTGGTAATCACCACCCCACGTCTTAGGTATTGTTGTTTGATCGCGCTCTTCATCGGGCCAATAGTATCCACTCTCTTTGGGTTCCATTTTTCCTTTCCACCCGATAGGAAAAACAAAGGAAACATCTCCGGAGCCCATCACATAAATATTTTCGCCATAATCATTTATTTCTGCTTCTCCATAAACGCTCACATGTTGACCGCGATTGCTCGCTGCCTGTACGATTTCCTCTATCCGTTCTTGTGCCTCCTCAAGCTGTCTTTCCATCTGCTCCTCCTCATCCTCTTCCTCTGTGCCAGTCTCTTGGGGCATATTGCCACTAAATAATCTTAATGCAGGTGCCTCGGGATCATTTTTTGAAAAGAAAGAATTTAACATTGTTCCATCTACCGTGTCTCCATAAGAACCTCCAAAGCGTATTAAATCTTGCTGGCGTGGGGGCTGCAGTTCACCATCGTCGTCTACAAATAAATCTTTTTGATTGTCCCATGCCCAACCTCTTACCACGCTAGCAAAGCCTGGCTGTTTAGCGCCATAGGTCACATGCTCGGGTACCACAAAGTATTGATGGTTTGCTGCATCATAAAACTTTCTCATACGCACACGCTCATTGGCAATAATACCAGAAATATCCCGATCCGTGTCTTGAAATATCTCCTCATCATCAAAGTCAGACAAAGGCTTTAACTCTGCTTCAGGGTTAATATCTGGAGGTGGCCATGCGTCGTCATCATAAATATCGTCTTTAGCACGGACAGCCTCGCGTACCATATCATAGGTTACAGCATCCATTACTTCTTTGGGCGGCGCGTATATCGTTCGGCCCCCACGCCAGGGTTGGTTTTTCCACTCTCTCTTAATTGCGTCAACTCCAGACTCAAAAAGCTCAGCATCATTAAGGTTTTTACGTAACGTCTTATATCGCTGATAGTGTTGTAATATCGTAGTAACCACAAGCTCTTGTGCTTCTTCTTCGGTAGTCTTCTCGGTTAAAAACTTTTCCAACACATCGGTGTACAAACGATAAGCAACGATACCGTGTCCTCTCGCCTCTTCTCGCGCACATTGAAAGTATTCCCCGCCCTCTCTGTGGCAAGAGGTAATCCTTCCGATATCGCTCATCCGTAGGATATCTATTGGGGCACGCGAGACAATGATAGAGTATTTATGTTCCGTGGAAGTCATATCAAACAACTCTTGGACATCTTCCCATTTATTATCGTTAGTGTAATAGATCTGTTTCTGGTTCCACCACTCTAACATTTCGTCATCTAGTTTGCCCTGCTTGACGAGCTTGCCGATGGCGCGGGACATTGTGGTTTTATCCGTCTTTTTAATTTTTTCGCCTTTTCGCGGGCCGGCAGGTATAGTGAAGTCATAAGTCTTTTCGAGGTTTAACTCTGCTATTGTCTTGTCCTCGTAGTATACCTCAACGGGACGCGGATCGGGATTGGTTTGAGGATGTGGCATTCCAAATCCAGCAGGCAATTCCCCAACACGGCGTTTGCCCTTCTGTTTGACCGTCTTTGTTTCGAACTGGTTTGAACCATATCCGGCGACCTTATATGGAGGGCGCCAACCCTCGTCTATTAACGCAGTAACAATCTGTGCTAGGTTGCGGCTGTCTTGGCCGGCCATAGGAAACGCAACGCGCATCTTGCCGGGTCCACCAAAGACATCATCCAACTCTGGGTTGATGTCGCCCTGGTTCATTATCCAGGTTTGTAACTTTTCGTGTTCCTCTCGGGAAATCTCGGTGAGAAGTGTCTTACATTTCGGCTTTTTCGGCTTTTTTTCGCCCTCTCGAAGGTATTTAAACCACGTTCCAGTAGCAATATCCATTTAAATTATACTCCAACAATATAAATAGTTAGTTATTTTCTATTTCATCTCCAGAACAGTTGGATGGAGGCAATTATGAACGCTAAAAATACGCATGTCATTGTTTTTGCAGTAAACATACTTTCACCTAGGAAGTGCCACGTCAGCAGTGGAAAAGTTAAATAGGATAATGCAAAGATTAAAAACCTTGGGCCCCAAATCTCTCCCATTTCCGCATAGGCTATCTGCATTCCATACCAAAAACATAAAGAAGCTGGCAAAGTAAAAACAAAAATAGGTAAAAGAGGACGATTCTCCCACCACTCCCACACGAACTGAGAGTTTAGATGGAACCATCCAAACAATTGTCCGGTAGTAAACAACAAACAAGCTAATAATATTTTAGAAGTTGGCAATTACTACTTCCTCACAACTACCTTTTTCTTTAGTTGTTCGACCATATTTATTAAGCATGATAATATTGTAATCTTGATATAACTTATGCACACCTGGGTGGTTTTTATATAAAACAATCCATTTATCTTCTATATTTTGTAGAGCCTCGTAAAGTCTTTTATGGTATATCGTTGTCATTTCATATCCTTTGCTTTTGCCATGTTCAAAGAAGTTATAGTTAAATTTTCCAATTGGAAAAAACAAAAAATCTCCTTCTTGGTTGTTTTTCTCTATTGTCTCATTTAAATCTTTTGCGTCATCCAATACAAGGAAAAAATTTTTAGGAGAAAATTTCTTTAAGTAAGAGAAAGCTAACGGATTAAAATTCTTATCTTCTAAATGTCCTGCTGAAATCCACCCGCTATCCGAACACCTATTAAGCAAAAAGAATAAAGCCGAACGAGTAAAATGATCTTTATATTCTGGCCATCTTTCTTGCAGGATGTGGAACATTTTTTCATCACCAACCGGAAAAAGTGTCTCAGACAAATCTGCAATTCTGCAAGGATCTTCTAACGCACATTTCCAAAACTCATATATAACGTACTTGTTGGTATGGGCTATAACAAAACGTTCGCTCTCAGCCAAGTTAAGCTCTAAGTTTCCAGAAAAAAACAAAAAAGAGTTAACAACACTCCCTTTTGGGATTAGCTCTTTTAAGACGGAAAGACACTTGAAGTTATTAATATTTTCTTTAATCGGTGACTTCATCTGAATTCATTGAATCTTTAAAATTAGTAATAAGATCTTGTAGCCTCTGTGCATCGGGTGCTGTGAGATTCTGTGATTGTTCAGGTTGTGGGTCATTTTCTTGCGATTTAAAGTTAACGTAGCTTGATATAAGATTAGATATATCGCCCAAAGCAACGTCCACGTCAATTAATTTGTCACGACAATTAGAAACATTATCAATAACTTCAAGAGTTAAAATAGATTCCTCATTTTTTGTTGATACTTTTTCTAACGTTTTTACACTTTCTTCTAAACGAATATATGTTTCCGCTACCATTTCTAATATTTTTTTTGGCAGATCATCTAAGTTAATAGAATATTGAATATTGACTCGTTTCCCCATGTCAGCCTCTCAAAAGTTCTTTTGTATTTTTAAATAATTTCTCTTGTACAAGATCTGGATTTCCCACAACAACAACTTCAGTGCCAGAACTACCACGCTGCATCATTATTCTAGTAAATTGTTGCCGAGAATCTAAATCATCTGGCAATCGCTGTTCTTGTAATAGCCTTGTCATATGAAAATCTTCTTTCATTATAACAACATGTTCTGGATTGATATAAACTTCTCTCAGCTTATAATCTTTATGTTCCAAAATATTTAGCTCTCTTACTACCTCAACCAGTTTCACAATTGACATTTTTCTTCCTCAACTGGGTATACCTCTCTCCTTGCCACATACCATTCTCTTCCTTGGAAAAACACCTTTATCCAAGCATCTGCCATATTGTCGATAACCACCGCAGCTTGCGGCTTCAAAGTCTTAATATATCCTGATGGCGCACTTTCACGCTGATTAAGCAATGTAACATCTTGAGGAATATAACATAAATCTCCTTTTTTCATTTTTTCATCCTGTTTGTATAATACCATAGTTGGTAGTGATCAAAGTTCCCGCACAACTTGCAGCATTTTGTAACGCCACTCTGGTAACTTTTACAGGATCAACGATGCCTTGTTTAAACAAATCTGTCAGACATCCAGATTTAAAATCCCATCCGTGATTGTCTTCTGATTTTAATATTTCATGGATAATTAAATCTGGTGATTCTCCTGCATTTAATGCCATTTGACGAATAGGCTCTTTGCATGCCGCTTGTACAATAGCCGCTCCAATAGCCTCATCATGGCTTTTAGTCTCAACGACCAATGTATTAGTTGCGCGCAATAATGCACATCCGCCACCAACTACAATTCCTTCTTCTTGTGCAGATTTAACTGCCTCAAGCGCATCTTCAATCCTGTGCTTCTTTTCTGTCATCTCAACTTCAGTACTGCCCCCCACTTTGATAACTGCCACACCGGACGCTAAGCGCACAATCCTTTCCTGTATTTTTTTGCATTCTTGTAAAGATTCAGTATCTTCAATCAAATTCTTAAGAGTTCCTATCTTTTGTTCAACTTTCTCGAAATCACACCTGCCCCCCACGATGGTTGTATTATACTTATTACTCTCAATAAATTTTGCACTTCCCAGATGAATCATTAATGCATCTTTAAGTTTTAAACCTTTTTCGCGTGTGATAAAAGTTGCGCCTGTAGAAAGAGCCAGATCGGCTAACATATTTCTTCGTTCTTCGCCGTATAGTGGCGCCTTGATTGCGGCAACTTTAATGGTTCCACGTATGGCATTCATAATCATAGCTGCCAGTGCCTGCCCTTCAATATCCTCTGCTACCACTACTAGTGGGCGCGCCTCCCTCGCTACCATTTCTAAAATAGGTAATATTTGTTCAACAGCATCAATCTTATAATCTGTTACCAAAAGTAACGGATCATCGTGGTGCATAGTAGCACGACGCTCATCAGTGATAAAAGCATTAGCACAATAGCCAGAAGTGAATCGGAAACCCTCCGTGACATCTAATGAAGTCTCCAAAGATCTCGACTCTTCAATAGTAATGGATCCATCTTGACCCACACGATCCACAGCAAGAGCGATAAGTTTTCCGATTGATTCATCATTATTTGCAGAAATGGTTGCAATGTGCTCAATATCTTCTGTACTTTTAACTGGCTTTGCCAAATCTTCAAGCTTTGTTGTAATTTCTTTAGTTGCAAGTTCTATTCCTCTCTGTAAATCATAAGGCGAGACACCAGAGGCAACATACTTTTGTGCTTCTCTTAGGATTGCTCTCGCCAACACAGTAGATGTTGTTGTGCCATCTCCAGCCGTATTGTTGGTTTCAATTGCGGCCTGTTTAATAATCTGTACTCCAGCATTTTCAAATGGATCTTCCAACTCAACAAAATGTGCTACGGTTACACCGTCCTTTGTAATAAATGGAGTCTTTCCTTTTTCTTGTAAGAGTACGTTACGCCCCTTGGGGCCCAATGTAGAAGCTACGTTGTCGGTAAGGATATTTACTCCCTTCATAATTTTCTGTTGTAAAGTTTGTTCTCTATTATAATCTCTGGTCAATAATCACCTCTATTAATATTATAATATCTTTTTGGTTGTCTGTCAAGTTATTTCTTAATTCCTATTTCGGGATCTTGAATAATTGATACCAGTTTAAGCGAAGCTCCCTCTGCTTGCTGTCCTTTGCTAAATCGATCTTTTTGTTTTGAGCTTAAAAAGTATCCAGTGATTCCACTAGTAACCAAATTAAGCTGTTCAAAAATAGCTACCACCCCTCCTGTAAGTTTCTTTGTATATTCCTGTCCCGTTTTCTCGACCACTTTTCTATCGATTTTAATATTGCCCAAATAATCACGTTGATATATTTCTGGGAGTCCTGTTTTAGTTACAAGATCGGAAGATATCTCAAACTGCGATTCTTTTGATTCGTTCAACACACCTTCCTCCAACCTGTGATGTAGGCCGGCCGCATCTAAAAGCACGTTTGCCCATGCGCGAGGATCTTCTTTATAAAGATTGTTTAAGTCTTCAAGTGACCATTGGGGGCGTTCCTTGCCACGCTTAGTGCGTTGATCCGCTCTAAAAGTCATCATAGACATTGGATCTGAGGCGAACTTTTTCGTTCCCCTGAAAAACCCCAGAGGATGATCGGAGGGCAGGTTAACCTGCAAATATTTAAAAAGGTCTCGTCGTGCTTTAATGATTGAATGAATCTCTTCGGCTTCTAACTGCGCCAATTCTTCTGCTGTTGTATCGATGCGGGCTCGATCAATAAAATTTGCCAAGGGAATCCTGAATTCCTCAGATGCCTGTGTTGCCAGAACAAAAGCTTTTTGTGCATCGGACGACACCATCATTGAAATGATTGCATCCTTGTCTCTTTCCACCCACCTTAAACGAGGAATCTGTGTTGTTGTCTTGGCGAGAGATTTATTAACCATGTCTTGTGTTTGTCGTTGTATCTTTTCATTTTTCGTGAGTCCCTCTTTTAAGCTCACGCTCTTGCCGAAATCTTTCGCTAGCCAGAAATATATATTTTGCGGCGTAATCTGAAATTCATAAAACCCCAGCGCGCTAGTCTCACCTTTGCCGTACTTATAAACGCAAAGATAGTTAATGCCGTCTGGGTTATTCGCCAAAAAGCCAATTAGATTTTTAATGCTTCCTTTTACCGGTGTAGTGGGAACTAGAAGTTTAAGTGATATAGGCTTCCCCTCGGCATCAATCAAATCATCAATTTGAAGTTCGCCGCTGGCCTTTTCAACGCTCTGTGTTCCTCGTAAAAGCCCTGCCATAAATGCCTCAAACAAAAAGCCAGCCCCAGAGGGAGAAAAGTTATTAACAACTGTGGAAAGCAAATCTAAAAACATCAGGTTGGCTAGTATTTCCTCTGTTTTGAAAGACTTATCGCCAATCGACTCTTGAATAAAGCCATTAATATAACGTAGTTTACCTTTAACAGTGTTACCGCGAATCTTGTTCATGTACATTTCAAATTGTTGACGAGCGCTGGCCTCGTCTGAATCTTTTTGACCCCATGCTTCACTGATCTCAATCTTTGGCAAAAAGTCCAAGATGTTTTTCATGTTCTGTTCAATTACATTAACAGCTTGTCTCATTTGTTTTTCAAAGAGAGTATCTTGTTTGGGCTTTGCCGTCCCCATTACTTCGGGCTCAATCGCATCATACAACTGCTCAACCATTTCCATTAACATAGAAAAGTCAATCGGCTTCTTCTCTTCTTTCTTTTTATACTCGTTCTTTAAAATCTCAGATAGTTCAGACATATGTTTTCCTCATAATATTTCGTCAGCGATCCCTAACTCGATTGCTTGCTCTGCAGATAAATAGATATTTACCTTACGTTTTAACATTTTTTTAAGTTGAGATTTTGTCATTTTTGTTTCAATTGCCAAACAATTAATGTACGTTTTTTGCAAACTCTCGATGGCGCCCAATTCATTTACAAGGTCATGAATATTTCCCTGATTACCAGCAGAAACTGAATGGATCATTAGGCGACAGTTTTTTGCAATCTTACGCTTCCCTTTCGTTCCGGACGCTAAAAGTAAAACACCCGCCGACATCACCTTGCCCAAGCCAATAGTATGAATCTCCGTTTCTTTTTGAACATCATTCATCAAATCATACAGAGCAAACATATCATCGGCCGAACCGCCATATGTCGATAAATAAAACTTAATGGGCTCTTTGTTTTGTTGCTTTTTGTTCTTGTTGGTCTCGTTTAAATACATGAGGGCATGCGCTAGTTCTGCTAATCCCTCTTCCTGAATATCTGAGAAGATTCCAATGCTACGTAAATCAGGATCCTTTTGTGGATCCTGGCGCCTCTCTTTCTTAGTGAAAAGCTCACTTATAATATTTTTAATAATTTCTTTTATCATTCTATTTCTCTGTAAAAAAGCTTTGTGCTAAGTCATGATGTTGTTCTAGAAACTCCATTCCAGATTTCCAGTCGTGAAAATGAAGAATAGTTTTGAATAGTTCAGGATGATAATCAATTATATTTTTAATGGAACGCTCTTTGTATTTTCTGATTTCATCGTCATATGCAAATTGATGCACACCAACGTTATGTTCGCTCTCGCCAGACTCTCTTAAAGCTATAGCTTTTTTTGTTTGAGCAAAAATATAATGTTCCATTGATTTGGCTAAAATTGCTAAACTAATTAATTGAGCGCATCTTACCATTCCCGCGCTTGTTCGAAGCACCTTAACAAAATAAAATGTTCTACACGTCACATATCCAAAAATAAAAACAAGAATAAATAAAATCCATTCCATGTAACACCTCTAAAAAAACCACTAGTATTTCTACCAGTGGTTATTATAACATCCTAGAATATTTTTGTCTATTACTTACTCAATAATCTTTTAAAAATTCTTTCTGTTAGCTGTTCCGCCATCTTCTCTTTACGAGATTCTTTCATTAAACGAGCAGCAACACGGCGCGCCACTTCGGCTACCATTTCTTCTTCACCCATTTCTGGGGAAGGTGCCATGGCGCCCTCTTCTTCTTCGCCTGGTATGGGCTCTTCTGGTACCTCTATGGGCGGCTCGCCACCCAGATCCATTTCCCCTTCCATTTCTTCTTCGTCGCCTTCTGTGCGCTCGGCATCCATTACAACACCATATGGCTCAAGAGCACCTCCCATAGCATCAAGCATGGTTTCTAGTGCATCTTCAACAGCAGCAACAGCGTCAGGGGCTAGCTCTTCGGCTCCTTCGTCTTCCAGGCCTTCCAGGCCCTCTTCGTCTTCCAAGCCCATTTCTTCGTCTTCCAGGCCCATTTCTTCGTCACCCAAAGGCTCTTCTTCGGGAGCGGCTTCAACATCCATCCCCATTTCTTCGTCGCCCATCACCTCATCGTCGCGTTGCGCAGGTGGATACATTTCCTGTAGGCGTCCAGCGCCTATAGGGCCCACATTGGCCAACTTCATAAAGCGGCGAATCTCAGATTCGGTCAAAAGTGTCTTACGAGCCATTAGATTTCTCCTTAAATATACAAAACTCAAATGTAAATAGTTATATATTTCAATAAACACCTTAAAAAAGCAAACTCGATAAAGATACGCGTTTTTTTAATTTATTTAAAGCTTTAGTTTCTATTTGCTTAACTCTGGCAAAAGAGATTCCTAGACGTTCTGCCACTTCTCTAAGTGTCATTCTTCCGTTCTCATATATAGAAATTAGAGAGCAATTGTGTTCTTTGTCGTAATCTATCCAAAGACGACATTCAGTAAGGGGACATGATATATCATTTTTTAAACAATATTTCGAGCACCCCAATAAGCGATTTCCTGTCATAATTCTGGATACTCCTCTTCAATCAAATCAAATATGTTTTCCACTTCGCCCGTAGTAAGAGCAAAATCCTTAAGTATTTCTTTACCTTCTTTTCTTAGTTTTTTGGTTTTAGCTTTGCGTGTTTTAGCTTGTGATTTTACTTCATCAATATAGTTTTGAATACGCTCATCCCCACTAATATACCCTGTCACTATATGACGAAAGAAAGCCGACTGCGTCAATCCATCTTGTTTTAGTCTCACTAAAAGCTTCGCCTGACGATGATCATTATCTGTAAAGATTATTCTTTTCGTTAGATTTCCGTAATCAATTTCAGAAGACATCACCACTCTCTCGTCTTAATGTGTGTATGACTCTCTGATAAACCAGAATGAGTTTGTTGAACAAACTGTGCCCTAGCGTGCAACTCGTCAATAGATCGGCATCCGCTATAGGACAGTCCGGAACGAATCCCCCTTTCCAAATCTTCCAATACAATTTTAACAGAACCACGATAAGGAACTCTAGCAGTAACCCCCTCGAAAGAACTATATTTGCCGCGCCAGATGAGTTGGGCCTCTTTGCTAGCCATCCCTCGATATGATTTCCAATATAAACCATCAGAATCTTCAAGGATTTTTCCTGGCGTCTCGTCAGTACCCGACAACAAGGATCCACACATCACAGCGTGGGCGCCTGCAGCCAGAGCCTTTACGATATCACCTGAGTTTCTAATGCCGCCATCAGCAATAATAGCCACATCCCTATCTGTTTTTGCGCACTCCATAATAGTTTGGAGTCCTGGCATTCCGTGTCCTGTTTGAATACGTGTAGAACAAATAGAGCCTCCTCCAATATTACAACGAACACTGTCGGCTCCCCAGTCAGCTAGATCATTAATGCCTTGAAGCGTAGCTACATTGCCTGCCATAATATGAAAGTTATCAGAACACATCTTTCTTAGCGACTGCAGCGCTTCTTTCATAACAATGTGGTGGCCATGGGCGACATCAACACACAAAAAGTCAACACCGGTATCTAATAGCTCATGTGCTCTTTCAAGATAATCGCCCGTGATGCCGATGGCTGCTCCGACGTTATTTTCTAGTCGCGACATAAAGTTTAAACCAATAAAATTACAGACCCCCATGGCTAGTTTAACTTGCTCCTCAATTGTATTATAGCGATGGATTATTGCTGCACCGCCATATGAAGTCATCGCCACCGCCATATTATTTTCCGATATCGTGTCCATGGGCGAAGAAATGATTGGTAGCTGCAATGCTACGCCTTTTCCTAAATTGGATGATATATCTACTTCTGTGCGCGTGCGAATATCTGAATATTGCGGCACTAATAAAACATCATCATATGATAAAACTTCTTTCATTCTCTCTCCTTCGCGATGAACGTATTAATGTCATTTATGTGATACCATGTATCTTTATTGGGAGTTGTAGGATCCTGCAATACTCTGATCTTTGGCTTGCTGCCTCCCACTTTAATTAAGGTTATAGTTGGAACCCCATTAAATCCTATGATTTTTTCCGCCTCGGGATAATCAGTAATATTAAAAGCAAAAAAATGCAAATCTGAATAACTTTCTGATTCCGCTAATTCTTTGTACGAAGCACTCAGCCTATGACAGTAGGGACAGCCATTAGAATAAAATTTAACAACACAAGTTGCCTCCTCTCTTACATGACCAGACAAGATCTTCTGTAGTGCTGTCTTATTAAGCCTATCTATGCTCATTCATTATCTCCTTTGTTTTATTAATACATTCCGGACAAAATAGTCTAACCTTTTCTGCCTCTTGGTGTACAACGACAGACCACGACATAACCATTTCCTTATTCTTTTTATCAAAGGCCTTTTGGCAAGCGTTACATTTGTCTGGCAAAAGCCCAAACAAAGTAACTTTGTTGGACAGGGATTTTTCAGCATCAGAAGCTTTTTCCATAGCACGGCGTTGTTTTCTGTTCATTGTCGCTCCATCGTGTAAACCGAAGGATATAAGTGCCTAATATAGGAGGGGCCCGAACCAAATACAATCACCGCAGAAGGAAAAGGAGCAGAATTCTTGGAGTCGCCAAACTTTAGACGACCTTTTATAAAA